ACCCAATCTTTAGATAACATATTTAAAGAGGATATATCAGTTGCCAATCTTACTTTTTCAGACCAAAGGTTTACTCGTTCTTGTTCGTAAATAGTAGATGGATTAATCAAGTTTAATTCAAAGTTGGTCATTTCAGTATCTTGGATACCCAATGAATATAAATGAACTATTGCTATTTTTGATAATTCTGATATAATTGTTCTTTGAATTCTTTCAATGGTTCTTGCAAAACGAACATCTTCTGCTGCAAGAGTAGCCTTACCATTTACATTCTCATCATATCCCAAATACGCCTTTGGAATTTTAAGAGCTGCAAATAATTTGTTTTTTAGATACTGAATATCATCCGTTGCTGCATAATCCAAACCTGAAATATTTTCAATAGAAGTTCCACTATCTCCACCACGAACGGGTAAGAAGAAATCTTCTGTTAGGTTTTGCATATTATATTTCAAATTATACTCACCACTATTTCTATCAATAAAAGGAACTTTTTTCATCTTATTGATAATTCGTTGCATGTAATTATCAACTTCTTGTGGTGGAATATTACCGATATCAATTTTGAATACCCTTTTTTCAGGTGCTCTCATAATTCGGTGAATCAACATGGCATCTTCCATAAGGGATAATTGTTTCCACAATCTTCTACCGTTTTCAATCATAGATTTACCGTATGGAAGCCAGTTTGTATCCGATAATAATCTGAAGTGTGCGATTTCAAAGTTATCATATTCCATTTTACCCATAGGGTCTTCGGTAATTTTAAACTTTACTGCATTTGGATTATTTGGATCTATAAGTTCTAATCTCTCGGTGTTATAAACCGAGTGTGGAGTTGCGTTTACGATACCCTTTCCTTCTGCGATTTCCAAACCAAGAAAAAAATCACCATACTTACACATATTCCGTGTCCATGGCCATAAGTTGAATTCAACATTTAGAATATCATAAAATAAATTCTCTAAAGATTCTTGAACTCTACTATTATCGGAACGAATTGAAAGGATTGTTCCAAATTCGTTTTTAAGTGTAGATTCATCTGCATAAATATCTAATGCAGAAGCAATGATTGGGTCTTGGTCCATTGCATCATAATCACGAAAAACCTCTCTACGAACTTGTTGGTATGCCATTGATTGGGCACCACCTGCCTGCTCGTAAAAGGATTTTTGTAGTTTTGTGTATCTATCCCTTAACGATGATAAGTTCGTTTGTTGTCTTTCATCGGTATCAACTACTCGTCTCTTACCATCCTTATCAACGGTAACAATTGCCTTGGATGAAAAGAGTTTAGTTAATCTACCGAAAAATGAAGTATCTGCCATTTGTTTTCCTAATTTATATTATAACCTTTATTATTTTTATTTTACCACTTTCTACAACTCCAATATCTTGCTTTATGTCTTGGTCCTGGTGATTCACAATTGTGTCTTGCTCTAAAAGATTTTCTTCTTTCAGGATTGTTCTTTTTAATTTTTACACCCTTTTGTCCGAAGTTAACTTTTACAACATTTCCTTGTGGGTTTTTTACATATACCTTAAATTTCTTAACATCACCGGCAATTGGTTTACCCAACTTCACTTCTCTACCTTGATATTCTGCTTCAAATACACAATTACAATTCGCTTCTTTAAGTTCAGTTGTGTATGATTTTAAGAAATTTAAAAAATCTTCCTCATCTTCTTCTTCAACATCCAGTTCATCATAATCTAAAAAATTATGTTCTGCTGCATCAAATGGATAATCTTGAACATAACCATCAGTATTTTCTTTGATGGATTTAATTTTATTTAAAATATTTTTTAACTTTATCATAATAGGGTCTCCTTATACTATAAATATATACTTCCAATAATAACCCATTATTTTATTAACCAAGTCAAGTCTTCATCTTGATTGCCAATCCTCATAGACCAAGGATTTGAATCAACTGATGAATTACCACCGAATCCATCTAATGTGAATGAGTGTTGTTGAATACCACCAAGAGTTCGTTTGGTTAAATCAACACCCTCTTGTCTTAAACGAAGTGCTGTATCCCTAACCCAGAGAGCAATTCCCAATGCCATTACAAGGTCATCATTATATCCTCTCATTGCCTCTGCTCTGTTTCCTGTCCATATAAAAGTAAATAATTCATCTATCATTCGCGTAGAACGAATCGTCACTTCTTTTTCTCTAATGTATTGTTCTAACTTGGAAACAATAAGTGGACGAGTTTTCATTGTTGTTGAAAATCCAGCAACCATACCTCGTTCTTCTGCTCTGAATTTATTATGTAGTTGATGCTGAACATCCACATACTTTAAATCCTTACTCATGTAGAATAAATTAGAATAACCTCTATCAATTACTTGTTGAATTACTGCCCAACCAATGTTTGCATTTTCAATTACTAATAGGGCCTCATTATATTCAGTAGAAAGAGATACCAAGAAATTTCCAAAATCCTTTGTATCCATCTTTCCTTTGTATTCAGCCACTTGTGTTGCAGTTTCTACATCAAACACATGACACGCAGAGTAATCTGCACCATCACCCCTAGCAACGTCAGCTACAACCATGTATCCTTTGTTGTAATCAGGATATTCCCATCTCCAAAGATTATGGTCTATCCAAGTTTTTTCAATTGGGTCTTGACAAAAAGATTCTTTGTAAAAAGTAAGTAGTTGTGGGTCTATAACAGTATCGCCAGACGAAACAAAATCACAATCACACTCCTGTGCTGCTCCTTTCGGTCCTAGTAATCTTTCTTGCTCATCTCTCCATGTTTGTCCTCGTTCTGGGTGAACTGACCAGTGTAGTCGGATTGTATTAAATCCATTTGTTCCATCTTCTGCACCTACCCAAGTTTTATGGAAAAAATTACCTACACCATTTGGAGTAGAAAGTATAATAGCATTACCACCAGTTGAAAGGGTAGATTGTGCAGATACCCAAATCTCTTCAATTTTATCAATAAAAGCAGCCTCATCAAATACCAATAGGGATAGGGCTTCAGAACGGCCGGCATCACCTGCAGCAGAAGTTGCTTTGATTTGAGAACCATTAGAATATCGTAGGGATAATTTATTGTCTTCTACCGTAGTTTGTTTTAACCAACTTGGTAGGTATTGATTCATAACTCGAACCTTTGTTACGAGGTTCTTAGCAACCTCTTGCTTGGTTGCAATTACCAACACATTAAAGTCTTGGTTGAATAACATCTTCCAAAGTGAAAATCCTGCTACAAGAGTTGATATACCAGTCTGACGAGATTTAAGAACGATGTTATATCGGTTATCTTTAAATTCTGTAAGAGTTCGTTCTTGGAATTGATATAAGTGAAAAGGAATTTTACCACGAACAGGGTGTTGAATCATACAATACTTCTTCATGAAGTAAATTGGATCCGAAGCACATTTTTGATACTCTAACTTTATTATTTCCTTTAAACTTGGCATTATTTTTAGTTTACAAGTAATATACCAACTGCCACAACACCAACAATTGTTCCCACCTTATATAAAAAAGTTTTTTTCTTTTCTGATTTTAATTCTTTTAATAGGGATTCGGATTTTTCTCTTTCCAATTTAAATTGTTCGTCTTTTTGTGTGATGATATAATCTAAATTAGTAATTTTAGAATTCAAAGTGAAAATTATTTCATCTTTAAGCACTAACTTTTGAGTTGTTAATGAAAGAATCTTTTTAGTTTCTTCTAACTCAATGAGTGCACCATCCCCTTTAATTAAATCTTTTATGATTAATTTTGCAGTAGGAATTTTTAGTGCTATAATAGTATCAGTTTGAGTCTGATTCGTAACGGTCTGTGAAAAACTTGTTAAGGTCACTAAAATTAAACTTATTAACAGAATTAACTTTTTCATTTGTATTTACCCTTATATTTGTTATGTTTTTATTAACAGATGTAATATCTGTATCCAATAACCCAATCTCTGATGAGATACTATCTATTTTTATATCCAAATTTTTATTTACAATAACAACAGAATCTATATTATGTTGAATACTATCAATTTTTTGATTATACATTTCTATATCCGTTTTTAATTGTTTTGTAGAATAAATATTATACCCCAATAAACATATTAAAACTAGTAATAAAAATGATGAATTTCCATTTTTCATAAAAAAACTCCTTTACTATAAATAGTGTTCTAATTTGTGTTCTTTTATAACTTCGAAAGCTTCGTTTCGTTTTTGTATAACTTGATTTAATTCGATTTCACCATTATCTATGATTTCTTGAATTTCTGTCTTTACTTCATCGACTGATTTTGGTAAACTCCATTTTTCAACCGTTCCATCTTCATTAATAAATTCGTAATAAGGTTTTATTTCAGTTAATGAGTGTTTTAATTCGTCTAATTTCATCTTACCCTCTACAATCATACGAGTATAGATTCTAAAATCTTCATATTGTTCCCAAATTCCGGCTCCTCTGAAATTATGTTCGATATCTGCTAAACAATTAATACAATATCCAGTTTTTTGTATTAATTTTTCATCATTTTTAGATTTTTTAATCTTTTTACAACTTGGATTACTACATTCTTTTTTAAGGTTTAAATAATTACGAATTTCTTGCAAGGCTTCGTGATTCTTTCCAGTTTTAATAGTATAACCTTCCTTTTTTTCGTATCTGTAAAATTCATCTTCCCAAATATCACCAACATTTCGTTGTTCTTCGGTTTTTGTCCAACCAATTTGAGTATTACTATCATACTCACCAGTTTGAATCATATCTACCAACTTTCTACGAGTTGGGTGCATATACTTTCGTTGAAATTCTTTACTCATTGTTATACATTAGGTTATACATTATATATAAATATATAAAAATGAATAAAGTGATATTTTAAGCGTAAAATATACCCAAAATTTGGTTTAATGAAGCAAATGCACCAGTTAATTTGAAAGTTTTACCTTGATATGTAAAAACAATACCTTCGTTTGGAACAATTTTATCAGCTCCACCGATTGCTTCTAATCTTCTTAACTCTAATTTCAACTTTTCAATCTTTTTAGGGTCTCCTGATTTTTCAACTTCCTTAATTGTCTGGTCTAATCTCTTTTTCATATCTCGAATTGCAGCGTTTGGATTTACTGTCAATACTGATGATGTAAATTGTAGAACTTCTGCACCAACTCCTAAGAAAATATCTTCAAATTTCATTAGGTTTTGTTTTGTGATTTTTGCTTGATCTTCTTTATCAGTTTTTAGTGCCCAATCTAGGACTTTTTCATCCGTTATGTTCTTGTTATCTATTCTAAACCCCTTCTCACCAAACGCCCATCTCTTGACTAATCCCATTTTTGTATTATTATCCAACATTGATGGTGATTTTTTATTAATATAATCACTCCACCATGCTTGGTGATATTCTCCAACTCCATCCGTATCTTTTAAACCGAATTCTTTTTGTAATTTTGAAATTTGGGCGTTATATTTTCCTTTTTTGGATGAAAGATCTTGAGATTTTGGTAAAGAAAGAACAGGAGGTCCTTGAATTGTGTAATTATCTTGAACATCTTTGTTGACTTGTTTAATCATACCTGCAAGGATTCTTGCAGCACCTTGATTTTCACCTATTGCATTACCCTCTTGGTCATATTCCATCGTTCCATGAAACACTAATAGAGGTTGTCCGTAAGGAATTACATTGACTGATGTTGGATATATTACTTCAAGGTTCATAAAACAAGCACCATCCTTAAAAATTTTAAATCTTTGAGCTTCTGAAAGTGATTTTATGGCATCAGTAAGGTCTTTCATTGCAAAATTATACGCTTTTTCCAATTCACCTCTACCAGTAAATTTATCTGCCACTCCTTTTATATCCAATGCACCGGCACCTTTGTTTTTCAAGTGTCCTTTATTACGAGCGGCAACTAATCTTCCACCTACCCATGAGATTGCAAGGGCTTGACCATCGGTTTTTTCTCGTGCTAGTTCTAAATTTCCATCTAATGCACGATTAACAATATCTTTTAGTTGTCCAAAAGTTAAATTGATTTCGGTATCAAAAGGGTGATTCATGTGTCCATATGCACCACCTTCTTTAAGGAGAACTTCGTTTAATATTTTATGTAATCGTATCATTTGTAAGTGTCCTTTTGTTGTTTATCAAGTTGTTTTCTCAATTTTTTCATTTTCTTTTCGTGATTATCCATCCACTCTTGGTCAGGATATCCCATTGCAATTCCTTCAAATGCCGATTTGGTTTTTACTTTATACCAACCACCACCAGGTGTTCTAAATACTCTTGCAGGTATTTCTAATATGCCATTTGATGGTAATTTAGAATGATACTTTGAATCGATATGAAGAACCTTTACAATAAAAACTTTTTTCTTATTATCTGCTCCAATCAATTCAACTTCTAATGGAACTGCTACTCCACCTATTTTAAGTTTACCACAAAAGATATTACCTTTAGTGTATGCTTCTTCTATTTTAGAATTTATTTTTTTAAATTTATCTAATTCAATTTCACGAAGTTGGTTTAATGCCTCTTCATAGGTTTCATGTGTACCAAGTTGTTCACCACCAGTTTTACGATACACAACCCACTTATCATCTACTTTTTGAATTGTTTCTTTTATTTTTGATTTTTTAGATTTTGAGAATTCTTCAGGTGTTGTAAAATCAGCTTTTAATATACGATTGTATTTGGATGTTTTTCCTCCATCACCATGTACCATTAGTGGTATTCCTTG